ATGGAGGTGTGCTTGCCCAACGGTCATCAGGTCGTGGACTTGATTAACAACGCTTTTGAAGGTCGTGTATCGGTTTACAGCGCACAGGAGGGATGGGACAAAACAATCTCAGCACAACCAGATATGATGGTATGTGGTGGCGCCGTCGTCTGCATGCATTGTCTAGGTGTTGTTGGATCTCTACAACGCAAGTTGAAGCATTTGCCTCATCATAGATGTAATCAACAGATTCGCCAGCAAGACTATGTTGACGTGCAGTTTGCAGACCGTGTTACAGCTCACTGGAAACGGGGCATGCTGTCATTTGTCGCCCAAATGCACGCGATGATGAACGATGTGTCTCCAGAAGACCTAGATCGTGTACGTACTGAAGGAGGCTCTCTCGTGGAGCTGAATTGGCTTCAAGTTGACCCGGATTCAATGTTCAGGTCTATACACTCAAGTTGGACAGATCCTCTCCAAGTGGTGGATGACCTTGACACTAAGTTGGATCAGTACTGGACGGCATTGAATCTCATGATTGATTCATCCGACTTGGTGCCGAATTTCGTGATGAGAGATCCTTCACATGCGTTCAATGGTGTGAGGCTGGAGGGCGACGCTCGTCAAACTCAATTTTCCAGAACTTTCGACCCAAGATCGAACTTGGAGTGGGGTGTGATGGTCTATGATTATTCTGAACTGGAGCATGGTCCATTGAAGGGCCGTGCCTATAGAAAAGAGTTGGTGACGCCAGCTCGAGATTTTGGTCACTTTGGGCCTTCCCACTATTCTAGGGCGACCACCCCTATTCTTGGAAAAATGCCGGCCGTGTTTTCTGGAATGCTGACTGGAAACTGCAAGATGTACCCATTCATAAAAGGAACAGCTAAGTTGAAAACAGTACGTAAGCTAGTGGATGCGGTAAACCATGCATGGGGTGTCGAGAAGATCAGGTACGCACTTGGACCGGGTGGTATGACAGGATGGTATAACAGAACTATGCAACAGGCGCCCATTGTACTGACTCCCGCTGCCCTCACAATGTTTCCAGATACTACCAAGTTTGGGGATTTGAATTATCCAGTGATGATTGGCGATCCGATGATTTTTGGCTAA